ATGCACTTTTAATAGGTCCTCCCATTCTAGTGTATAAATCATCTAATAATTGTTCTTTAACACTAATTGGTAATAGATTTAAATTTACACCTAAGTCATTATCTTCAACTCCCTCTAAAGCCAATACAACTGGTTTTTCATCATACCATGGAAGATTCTCAGTCATAGGACTATAATCAAACACATATATTTTACCAGATTGGAATCTTGATCTAGTAGCTTTTACCTCTACTATTTTTCTACTAGCAGAACTTTCAGCAAACCAAGTTTCAGCGTTTTTACGGGCTCTCTTTTTACTACCTGCTGTTCTTGATAGTTCCTTTATTCTGTCCTTAACGTAACCCATTCAATATTGTGTCTTCTGTTAGTACTATGAAATTCCAATTTCGGCCTTCACTAAATGTTTTAGCCGCATTATATTTATCCATATTTCTTACATATGCCTCTGCTAAGAATTTATAAGACGCTAAAGCCTTTTTTGAATTTTTCTTAGGTGGTTGAGGTTTCTGTATCTGTGATTTTGGTTTTATTTCAACTAAATACTCTTTATGTGTTCCATCTTGTTGTAATTGTTTAAAATAAAAATCTGGATAATATTTATGTGCTTTATTAGTTTGCCTTGACCAGTATTTTATTTCAACAGGCTCACTTGACCAATTAATTACTTTATCATTCATGTCACACCATATACAAAACTTATTTTCCCATGAGCTTCTATAAATTATCGGCTGGGGTCCTATATATTTTTCTGGAAACTTTGGATGATAATATCCTTGACTGAATCCTGAATTTTTAGTTGGTTTAACATTCTTTATTGACATTAGTAATTAAAGAGTGTATATTCCTGAATGTTCTCCTCCGTTATCACTAGAACCTGTGATTGATATAGTTCCTTTGTATTTCTGAGGGTGTATCTTGTTCCATCCTTTAGCATATCCTCTCTTTGCAATCTCTGTAAAGTATGCAAATGCATTTGGATATTTAGGATTGAAGTTTCTCCAATATTTTAATAAATCTAACATTGCGAATTGAAGACAGTCATTTCTATCGTCCTCACTCACATATCTCATTTTATTAATTGTTTTCTCAGCTAGAAGAATTAACATCTTCTCGGCTGTTGGTGTTAGCTTATCCGCGTCCTTTGATAGAACCATCTGAGCATATAGGTCTTTATTATTTAAGTAATTTTTCTTACGAGCCATTGTTATTTCTTTATTTAGATATTATACATAGAAATGTTGTTTTGTTTCTAAATGAAAAAAAGAGACCCGTTAGGATCTCTCTTTCATGTTTAATTATCTATGAAATTAAGATTGTAATTCAGCAATTTTAGATTCCCATGCTGAGATTTCCTCATTTATTAAGGTATCTGCTGCTTTAATCTCTGTGATAGACTTATCAGCCTCAGCTAATAAACCTCTTTGATCTTTTAAGAATGCTACCATATCTTGGTATGTTTCAATTGTTGATGCTTTTTCAGCTTGATTAGCCTGTTCACCTTCTAATAATTCTGTTAAGAAAGATTGTGCGTTTTCACCAGTCTGTTCTGTAATATATGTAGAAGCTTCGTTTGCAGTTGCTTCAAAGAATTTACCAATTCTATTATCGTTATTAAATCTAGAAACATATACTTTTTCTTCGATTTTAAATACATTAACTGTATTTGAATTTCCTTCAAATGTTGCTGCGAAATCTAATACTACAAAGTTTTCAACTAATGTTGGAAGTGAAGCAAATAATTCAGCAGTTCCTTTGTTTTCATATCTTACTAATCCAGATGCTAGTACATTGTTTGTAAATGTTCCTTCAGAAATTAAAGTTCCGTTGTTTGTAAATGTTCCTTCAGTTAAGCTATAAACGAATTTAGAAGATCCAGAAAACCATGTTACTTTTTCGTTTGAAAATTCAAAAGATTCAAAAGCAGCAATTGCTGAATTCATATTAGAATCTGATGTTCTTTCTATTTCAGTGATAACGTTATCATTCATTTCGAATAATCTTCCGTTAACATAAAACGTAGACGTATTCTCATTAGTAGAGAAAGGTGCTAAAATGTTAGTTGTCATATTATTTATTGTTTTTGTTTTATTATATATCTTAGTTAATTTAGTAATTTATAGTTGTATTTGAAGAGCTTATAATATACCACTGCCCGTCGTAGAATTTAATATTAACTGCACCGCCTTCTAAAATTGAAATAGTAGATGCTCCTGCGAAATTAGAAGTATCTATTGTGACTTCTCCAGCTGTTGATATTAATATCTTTTCTTGGTTATATGATCCGTTTTGAATTACAACTAATCCAGTGTTTTTAATACTATCTAATTGCGTTACATTATCTAAACCTGAAGGTTCTTGTGGATTACTTCCTTGATTAAAGTCTGATTCTGTTTTAAGAACTTTATTAATAATAACGCCTGTTCGAGCATCTTCTGTTATCTTAGAGGTTTCAATTGAACCTGATGTTGTGTTGTCATTTGTAGGTATCGTAGATGCTAATATTTCAAACATTCTATTACCAACATGTCGTTCTGAATCAAAGTCGAAAGAAGGTATAAATGAATTAATTTCAACTGGGAAACTTATTTTGTATTTATCCTTATCTTCAAATGTAAAATCTATTGGAGTTTGAATTTCAAAATCTTCTGGAATAGCATAATAAGAATTTAATCTATATGTTGCTTCATTTAAGTGACCAACCTCTACATTAAAACTATTAGACTTATATAGTGTCTTAATTAATCTTTCAGTTATTTTAAAAGCATCTAATGTAGAACTTACTAATATTTCAAGATCAACTGATAATGTAATTGGAATCATTTCGAATTCTGCAGTATAACCTTCCATAGCTCCATCACTATTCATTTTAGTATAAGAGCCTACATTTCTTTTGTTAACTAACTTATCTGCGTCTATTGACATTCCTGTTAGATTTACAACCCCTCTTGGAACTACATCATAGTTACCATCCGCAAATGAAGTGCTAGGATGACAGTCTGGTCCAGAAGCCGTTGAGAATAAGAAATTATCTCTTAGAAACTGATCATCCCCCGTTATAGAATAATAAAAAGGAATATCGATTGCAGTTCTATTATCTGCATCCATTTGTCTGTAAAAATAAACCTTGTTATTTAAATCAGCTAATAATCCAATAATAACGTGTCTTATTACTGAATCATCGCTATTAAACCGCTGGTTATATGATGCCATATTGTTTTTTAATTATTTTTATATATTAGTATATATCTAAATTAATCTACTTTTGTTACTTCAAACTTTGAGAAACCATTCTCTTTAAAAATATGAATCTCTTTATCAAATACTTCTCTTGGTAATACTGAGTGATTGATAATAAATGTATTTAGCTTTGCTTCTTTAATTACCTTACTTAATATTTTAAGAATATTGTGAACACCATCCGCGTCAACTGAACTTAATAACTCATCTAAGAATAGTAGGTTTAATTGTGGGAATCTTAGTTTTAATATTTTAATGATTGCTATAATAATAATAAAATCTGCTTTCTTACGTTCTCCAGTTGAAAGGGTCATTGGGTTAATTTCTTCACCTAAATGATTAATTATACAATCAAACTTTTCATTAAAACGAATATGAAATGGCAAGTGCATTGTCTGAATCATTGCGGCGATATTTGTGTTTAATCCTGGTAGTATTGTTTTAACTGCAAGATTCTTTACACCATCTTCTCCTAATATTTCTTCTAGATTTTCTAAGAAATAATAGTCTGCATTAACCTTTGATTTTGCACCTATCTTTTCAGTTTCTTGAGTTTCGAAATTAGATATCAATTGTTTCATGTGAGAGAAATCAGATCCTTTTGCTAAAGAATCTTTAATCTTAAGTAATTCTCTCTTAAGGTTATTGATGTTTGTATTAATAGTAGAAACCTTATCTCTAATTAAAATATCCTTAGATCTAAAAGATTCAATAGAATCATTAATAGATTTTAATTTAATAGTTGCATCTTCTATTTGAGAAGGTAATTCATTTGCTTTAGTTTCCATTTCAGTCTTACGATCTATATGGAATTCACCTTCAAGTGGACTTTCACAAGTAGGACATGCATTGTTTTCGTATAACTTTAATTTGTTTTTTAAAGATTTTAATTCAAATTCCAATGAAGTTTTTACAGATCCTGCATCAGTTAAATCTGTTTTAATACTTTTAACACTTTCAGCTATTGATTTTTGTGCATTTGATAACTTTGTCTTGTTTTCAGAATATCTAACTAAAGTATCTTTTAACTCTTGAATTTTTGCCTTGTCTTTTTGATTTGACTCTGCCATCAATTCATTCAATTGCATATTAACCGATGTTATGTTCTCGTTAATAGATTTTAATTCACGTTCATATACATCTATGTCAACTTTCAATCCTTTACGTTCTTCTTTAATCTGACGTTGCATCTCATTTAATATAGAGAAACCAAACATGCGATCAATAATTTGTTTCTTATCATGATTAGTCATTGTTAAGAATGACTTAAAATCATTTACTGAAAGAATAATGATGTTTTTGAATACATGATATGGAATTCCAAAGATTTCCTCTTCCAAATATTCCTGTACAGATCTTTTACCGGCTTTATCAAACTCAATCCCGTTTAAACGAACTTCAAATTTACCAGGTGCTAGTCCTCTTTCAATGCTAACTTCAGTAGTTCCACATTGTAGATTAATCTTTACCCATAATTCTTTATTTATTCTGTTTGGTAAATCTGCCATTTTAACACCTTCAACTTTACCGTATAACGCATAAACAATCGCGTTAGCAATTGTGGTTTTACCGTGTCCGTTTTTACCTAGTGTTAGAAATAACTCAGAGGAATCATCCTCAAATTCTAATTTTTGAATTGAATTACCATAACTTGCAAAATTCTTAAACTCTATTGATTGAATCTTCATTAGTGGTCGCTATCATAGTTATATGCACATAGATCATGCAATTTCTTTATTCTATCTTTAATCTGTAGTTTTGTTTCATCATCGTGAGACATTCCATCAATATACATGTTACAAAGATGCATTATGTTATAGTTTTTATAGAGTTCCTCTATTTCTTCCATATCATACATATCCTTATCGATAAACGTATCTTGTTCATATATGTTAGGTTCTACCTTTCGACTAACAGATTGGATTGTATTAATCAATCGAGATAACGAATTAGAAGCTGCAATATGCGATGGTACGAATAAGTCTACAAAGTTGTTGCGTATTTGATCTTTAAACTCTCCCAAGGGCACGTTATAAAGACTTGTAAGATACGTTTTAATAAACTTTGGTGATCTGTCATTCTCGAAAAAGGTCTCTTCCATAGTCTCTAAATTAACGAGATCAAATCCTTTTGCATTGTTTGCATCCGATCTTGTTAATTGATATGGAACTCCAACCATTCTTAACCTACCCTTAGTTTGTCTATAGTGTATATGCCCTGAGTAAACTGCAATATAATTATCGTATGAGTTTGCCTCAACCCCATGTAAATTAGTAACCTTTGCATTTAGTTTAATACCCCTTACTTCCGAGTGGCAAAATACAATATTTGAATGTGGAAATTCTGCAAGAGTTTCAACCTCATGTTCAGTGTCCTTTCTCCATGGCATTAACAATACTCTTTTATCTGCCCATTTAAATTCTTTAGGTTCTTTATAGATAGCAACGTTGGGAATCCATTTTAAACTATCAATTGAAGTAACATCATTACTTTTCTTAGCCCATATATCATGGTTTCCACAAATAACATGAACTGGCAATATTTCACCAAGTCTTTCAAAAAGACCTACAGCATAATGTAATACCTTTAAGTTTATGCTTTGTCTATTATCAAATGCATCACCAACCTGAACTAATATGTCGCCAGGCTTTACATTCTTTTTGAGGGTTGGTATAAATTGATTTTCATAAAAATCCTTTTGGATTTCTAGCCATTCCATTGAATTTGATCTTACGCCTAAGTGCATATCACCTAAAATCCAAATCCTCTTTACAGGTCTTTTTAAGATTTTACCGTCGATCATACTAAAATAGTCTGTTTATATTCTTTTTTCTTAAGATGTCTGTTCTGTCATCTAATTGTTCTATTAACTCTTCTTTGAATTTATTACCAAGTGATTGATAAAAACGAGTAGGGTTTATATTGAAGTAATCACATAACTCTGAAAATACATCAACCAATGAATGATCGTCTCTAGTTTCATCTGATATAAATTCATAGACTTCATTGATGTCTATTTTTTTTAATTTAACAGTTTGTTGAAAATCATCAATCTCATTAAATTTCTTATATCTAGAGTTTGAGATTAAAGAGTGTATATTCTCAGCTATTAAATTAGCTTCAATTTTATCTTCTTCTGGTCTATTATCAACTACCCTAGGGGATAACTCAAATGTCATTGATGTATCAAATTCGTATTCTGTCTCTTCGAAAGTATTATCGAATATTTTATCTCTTTTTGTTCTCATTATAAACTATGTATGTTTGAATTAGACACTTCGTCTGTTTCTGTTATTCTCATGTAATTATAGTTAATGTCTAATTTACATTTAACTCCCTTACCTTCACCATCTCTAATCTTTAATATCTTTAACCAGTATTCGTTTGATGCTCTCATCATATCATCTTGAATAATTCCAAGCATTAAATCTGCAGTGTGTGAAAGACCTGCTGATTCCGCAACATCTCCCATTCCAATATCACTGGAGTTATAGTTATTTCTATTAATCTGAGTTGCTGTAACTATTAACCATCCGTTTCTTACTCCCATTGCTCTTAAATCTTCAGCGATTTGCTTAATTTTTAAATACATGTTTTCAGAGTTAGGTGCTCTATAATTTGCTAAAATGTTAATATAATCAATAACGATTGCACCTAGTTTAATCTTACGCTCTTCTTCAATTTGTTTTAAATAAGCTTCGATATCGGTAACTGTTGCCTGTGATGTTGGAAATTGTTTAATGAATAATTGACCGGGGGGTGTTAAACCATCTCCAACGGTTTCAATCTTTCTTTTCATTAATTCTACGTTCTTTGCTTTTTCCTCATAATCATTCATTTGAATTGTCAACATATTTGCTCCGATACGTTTCATTACCTTATGTGCAGCCATCTCCGCAGAAACGAATGCGGTATTAACTCCCATCTTTACAAAATTAGCAGCATCATTCGCTAAAAAGATTGATTTACCAATATTCTGTTCTCCTACATAAACTACTAAAGAACCGTCTTTGTCATAACCTCCGTTAAGAACTCTATCTAAAAAATGATATCCAGTACTTACTTTAACTCTTTGTTCACTATAGTGATCCTCTGCTTTAAAGAAATCTAATCCAATATCTGAATTAAATACAATAGAGTTTCTATCATTAATTAATGTCTTTACCTTTTGAATAATTGAATCTGTATTCTCTGGAGTAACTTCAGTTGTTTTAACATATTCGATCGTATCCATTAAGGTACTATCAAAGTTTCTCCATTTAATCCAAGACTCTGCTGTTGATGTTAACCATTCATCATCATAATTAACTAAATCTACGCTGTATATGATATCAACGATATCTTCCTCTATTTTACCTTTGATCTTTGGATTCTTTGTAAGAACTAACATTTGATCCTTAGAAGGAGTTTCGTGGAATTTCTCGTAGAATTTAGATGCTAAATAGTGTAAAGTATCAATATCATCAGAAGAGTAAAAACCTTTCTTAATAGTTTCTAAGTATTTTGGCTTAGTAAGGGATAGTTTAAAAAAGATTTTTTCAAAGTCTTGTCCGAATTTCATATATTGTTTTATTTATACTAATTATAAAGATAAATGTTAATTTGTTTCAATCTTATTCTAATGTAATATGACCTTGTCCAACTGACCAAGGTTCATCAGCCCATGCATTGATTGCAATCGCTCCACGAATTCCTTTTGTTACTTTATCAACACCATGTATAACTGAACCTGGATTAAAAATAACTAATCTGTTTGGTTTGGTTTTAATAACCTCCGGGCTTGATTGCTCACCATCAGTATAGATATGTAAATCTCCACCTTCGAATTCAAAACCTGCTGGATAATAAACGCAACCAAAAACTGGGAACATTCTCTCACCTTTCTTTTCACGAAGCATTACATCATCATCTAAGTGTAATTCTAAATAATTTCTACGACCGTCTTTATCTGCTCTTTGAATACCTGTCCAATGTTCGAATCCGTCTAATTCCCCACCTAAGTTAATTGGTAAGTTATCATTCCAAATATATTTAATTAATCTCTGTTTAACAGTCTCTGGTTCTTTAGTCCACCATCCTTTCCAATAAGTATATTGTCCAGTTGGATAGAAAAATGAATCCCCTGCTTCTGCTATTTCTTTTAATAATGTTTCGTCTTTTATAAAGTCGTCAAATACTGCTATCATATGTATGGGTTTATTTTTATTTCGTATGTTTCTTTTCCTTCCTCAAACTTAGTTTGTTCTATTAATCCAAGTTGTATTGCTTTCTTAAGGCCTTCGGACGCGTTATCGTGATTTCCTTTAGAAAAGTATTTCATTAAAGCATGTCGAGTAAATGTTTCCTTTTGTCTATCTGGTCGCTTTACTGCTTCATTAATGAATATGTATAAAATATCAAAAGCATCAGGAAAAGCTTCTAACTTCTCCTGAACGCCTAGTATATATTTTATAGGTAATTTATCTTCTGTTATTTTATGAACATCTACCTTCATTATGATTCTACCGTATCATTTAACATTTCTTCGATATCTAATGAACTTGATTCTGAATTATAATTAAATAAAGGTTTGATATGTAGTTCAATTCTTTCTAATACCTCTTTAGTAAATACTTTATCGGTAAAGAATTCTTTATTTGGAACTGCTTCATCTAAGTGTTCGCAAATCCATCCTCTTGCAGTTGCCTTAGGAACTTTCTTTCCTTTTTCAATTGATCCCTTTGTAATTCCACAAATATCCCAAGTAGCATATTGCTCTAATCCAACATAAGGATTCATACCCTCACTAAAGTTCAAGTGGAATTTAATTGGAGTTGGTTTTGCGAAACGATTCTTTGAAGGTTTTGCAGTTACAATAATACCAACTTTATCAGCACCGTCTTTTAGCTGAGCCTTTCCTAACATAAGCACTATTGATGCTGCGTATTCTGGACCGGTTCCTCCACCTGCAATTTGCATTGGAATAAATGATTGTGATTGGTATGTATGGTTTGTAAATATAAATGGAATCTTTAAATCAGCAAGTGGCGTCATTATAATTCTAAATATAGATTTTAAGATCTTTGAACGAGTCATATCTGATTTTTCACTACCAGATGCTGCATCATCAATTTCCTTTCTAGTTGCTAAGTTACCTGCAGAATCTAAAATAATCATTAGCTTTGGAATTTTACCTCCGTTTCTTTTGATCTCTTGCATTTTCTGCGTAATTGTAGTAATAGAAGTTCTAAAGTCTTGAACAGTATTCATTGGTTGATAATTAACTTTAGTAATATCAATACCAAACTTAATCATTTGTTCTTTGTCAACTGCTGCTTCTGAATCATAATAGATTATACTATAACCCATGTTAATTGCTTCCCTTACTGAATTTAATGTAAGGAATGTTTTACCGGTTCCTGAAGGGCCTGCCACTGAACATGATCTGTTGTTTGGCCAGCCTCCAAAAAGGGAACCTGAAACACAAGCGTTTAAGTGATAGTTTCCAGTATGAATCCATTCTGTAACTTCTGAGAAGTTTGATTGATCCATTACAGATCCTAACGGGTTTAAGTCAGCAAGCTGTTTGTTTAAATCGTCAAATGTGAAATCTTTTTTAGCCATTGTCTTTGTTTTTATTTTCTTTTAATCTCATTTTATCAAGTTCAGTAATTAAATCGTGAGTTTCTTCTTGTATATCTACCATTTGTGATTTAAGTAATCTTAATCTCATATGAATTTCTTGATACTTCTGAACTTTGATTAATTGTTCTTTTGATAAATTTTCAGTTAATTTTTTAGGATCTGTATTCATGTTGTCTTTCTTCTATTTCGTCAAATATCGTTAGTTGATTCGTAACCTTATTGTTTGGTTCTTCTAATGTAGATACTGTAGATTCTATCTTATTAACTAAAGATCTGATTGAATCTCCTAAACTCATATTATTAGGGGTTGATTTAACAATACTTGATACTGTTTCGTAAAATGTTGGTTTCATATTAAAATAATGATGTTGAATAAATTAAGTTTCTATTTAGAGTCTGTAAACTACATGCTTTCAATACTCTATTTAAAGGATCAATTACACTCTTTTCGAATTGAAGTTCATAATCAATCTCTGGTGCTATCTCATATGGATGATCTCCTGGCATATATGCGAACATATCACAAGTTGAATGTTTACAGTGATATAACTTTAACTTCTCTCCGTTACCAATCATTTTATACTTATTCTTGTATTTAGGATTGGTATTCATTAAGAAATTATAGAATCCTGCTGCTTTAACATTAGGAGGACACTTAGAACCAATCTGGAACTCGATAGTGTCATCAACGATATACTTCTCAATATTATTAGTTCTTTTGTTAAATGCAATCTGATCAACGTCAACTAGCTTAAACTCCTTCTTACATTTTTTCAAATACTCTACTAATTTCTTAAGAAGATCGGATGTTGGTTTTTCAGACAATACTAATTTAAGTGCTTCTGTTAAATGCTTACGAGCCACTGCTGGTGTTGAACTTTGAATAGTATCAAACCCTATCGTTTTTATTTTAGATAAGGTTGGATATCTATCTTCTTCATCAAGCTTATCTTCCCAGGCTATGTTTTGTAAATATTTCTTTTTAGCTAACCAAATACCTGAATATGCAATAGTCTCTAAATCAAAATACAAGAAATTATCTGTATTTGTTGTTTCAGCGTACTTTGCCATACACTTTGTAATATAGTCTTTGATTCTAAAATTGTATAGTCTCATAATGAACTTATCAATTGTTAGCTTTTCTCCAAGCCATTCAATAGATTCATACATTTCCTCAAACTGAACATAGCAAGAATCTGTATCGATATAAACAACTGATGGTTTTACAAGTTTATTAACTACCTTAATATTAAAGTACTCATGTACTGCGGTATCTTTCATCCAGAAATCTTGAAAGTACTTATTCAATATTTTCTCAGAATAAAGGATTGCTCCTTGGCCTTGTATTGTAATTGATTCTGCAATATCTAAATTGAAGAAGTGAAACCATTTGTTCCCAAAGGCACCATAAATCGAGTTTAATGTTACTTTAACTGCTTGCTCATACGCTGTGTATTTCGCAGACATCATTGAATAGTGTTCAATAAGGTCCCTTGTTTCAGCATCACTAAGCTCAGATTCTGGCTTCTCTAGTAGTTGTGTTATATCCGACATATGTTATTCAGCTGTTTGACAAGTTGCTATTGTTAATAGTGTTTCAGATTCATTTGATCTTAACACGACTCTATTGTCCATTACATTAGCTGTATAATCTTCTTTGTCTAATAAATTTAAGTATTTTTTAAATAGTGTAACCTTTCCACCTGCTTTTCCATCATAGTCTGGGGTAACTAACATGTTGTAAGTATTTCCAGTTAATTTAACTCCTTTTCCATTTGCTTCGATAGAGAAAGTTTCTTCTTTATCTAATCCGAATAGGCTTTTAACTTTATTTAATGTAGATAGATCCATGTCAAACTTATAGTTTGCTTCTTCAACATTAAAAATTGTTGCAATTTGAGAATCTGTAAGATCTTTATATCCTAAAGATGGTTCTGAACATGCAAGGTTAATTTCTAATTCATCATTAAAAATTCTAAATGATGTTGCTACAAAATCGTCTGCGTTTTCGATGAATTCAATTTCACCTTGAATAGAATCGTATTCGAATTGCTTGAATGCATCTGTTAATTTAGTTGCATCAAAGAAAGCGATCTTTAATTCTTTTTCAGTTGTAATTGGTTCAGCAATTTGGAACATGTGTTCAACTGGAACTCTGTGATGCTTTACAGCATCTCTTTGTGGTAAGTAAGCTGAAGCTTGAACTACACCGTCTTTAATTTTAAAGTAAACGAATGAGTCAATAACTTTTAATCTGTTGATAAAGCTAGTGAAACTGTTTTGATCTACTTTGTTAATTGTAATTTTCATACTTTTTAGATTTGTTAATTATATTTAGGTATTATAAACAAAATAAGTAAAAAGTTTCAAAAATAAAAAAACCAGGATTGAAGTCCTGGTTTAGTGTAGTTTTACATGTTTCATATTATTATTTGATTTTTCCTAGTTTCCAATCTTTATAGATTAATCCAATATCTCCAATAACAGTACCTGTTGAACCAAGATAGTTCTCTATTTGATTAGTAACGTCAATATCTGATGATCCTTTTGGTGAAATAACCATATTACTAGAGTTACCGAAGTTTTGCTCCCATGTGTAGCTTGCAGAATCCCCATTACTAAAAACAACAGTTACATCCGTCATATCTTCTGTAATTTCTCCATCAGCATCTACCATTGTGATAGGTTTCGCGTCAATCTTAAATTGCTTCTGTGCTTTTTTCTCGTCCTTTATATCAAAAGGCTCATTAACTAATACATCAAAAGATGCCGCTTCATTTATATAATTTTCGAATAATTGTACTTTTTTCATTATAGTTACTTTATTTTTATTATTTTGTATATTGTTTTAAAAAACTTTTAATCTTTGATTTTGGAGCAGTACCATTAATAATATCTCTAAGTTCGTATCTAGTAATTTCTTTAGTGTGAGTAATAGCTCTTGTGATATCATCGATATCTAAATCATGTTCATTTTGAAATTCAGTAGCTAGAACTCCTCCAATTTGACCATCTGCTAATTGATTTAACGAGTAACCTTCTTGTGAGATATTGTTTGCTTCCGATACAAATTGTTCAAATACTTTTATATGTTTCATAATTATTTTATATTTATGTATTCATTATTTGCATTAGTTGACTACCGTTACTAAATTGATAACTATCGTTAGTTAATCCAATCGTGTCATAGTTAGTTCCTGATGAATGATCAAACATAATACCGCCGTCCGATGAGTTATATTGATCTAATACAAACATTAGTTCATATATTTCTTGGAACATCTTGTCTTTAATCTTTGAATCGATACCGCTACCGCATGTTACTGCGATTAAGAAATCTCTTCTACCACCTGGATTAAAGTTTGCCCGACCTTTAATTTCTCCACCTACAGTAGATCTCATTGAACCAGACCATCCGCCAGCTGCGCCAGTTGAAGATTGATCAACTTCATATTTCTTATATTTCTTAATTACTTTAGAAATCTTTTCTGCTAATTGATTAGCATTTCTTCCTTGGAATATATCATATGCATCTTGTTTTTCGTCACCTTGGACCATTAAAGGTTCTCTATAACTTGGTAACTTACCAGATTTTGCAGCTGCTTCAACTTCTGCTAAAGTTTTTTTATAACTACCGCCCCATTTTTCAACGGCGATCTTAGCGATTCTAACTTTATCTTCTAATTTAGCTTTGATTCCTTTTTTATCAAAAGAAACTGCTTCATTTAAGAAGGCTTCAAATAGTTTAATGTGTTTCATAATTAGTTTTAATTAGTTTTAATATTAAGATATATCCATTGCGTCATCATGATCACATACAATACCTTTTTTTGCTATTTGTTTACATAAAGCATCTAATTCTTTTTCTTCATAATAATAAGGTACTTCATCAGTGATTTTAATAGATTTTAGAAAAGACTGTATTTCGTCTAATCCAAATTTAACTTTATGATTTACGTTTGATGTTTTTGCAACATCATATAAATAAGCTCCATAAAATTTACCCTGTTGTTCAGTGTATGTAAATCCTATTCCCTTTACTTTGAAAGGTTCGTTTTTTGCAGATACTGCTTTTGCTTCACTTAAATAATGAGCAGTGTATTCTTCTCTTGTTATTCCAAGTTTATCAGCTTGCATCCCTGCAAAATCTTGTTCGTGTTGAGTTTCTCTTGTGAAATCTTCAAATAGTTTAATGTGTTTCATTTTAAGTTGACTGTTTTCTGTTTTATTATATATCTCATTCATTCCTAGCACTTCTTTAATACTATTAATAAATACATCAGTGGGAACTCTGTGTCCTCCGTCATATCCTGTGTGATTATACGATACTCCGTTCTCTTTAAAGAAAGATCTAACGTCCTTTCCTATAATTACTGAATCACCTTTACCGAATCGTATATCGATTCTAGTCTTTTTTAAACCTGAATCATCAACAACAGGATCGAATGTCCTACCAATCATTGCTGGATTAAATAAAAGAACTGGAATTGATAATTTGCTTCCAATTAAATAAGAAACATATCCTCCCATTGAAGATCCTACAATAAGATCTGGATTTAATGATTTAATGTTCTTGTATAACTTATCAAAAGTTTTATTATCCTTATAGTTTATAGATGGCATATACGCCTTTTCAAAACTTTTATTTAAAAATTGAATCTTTGGATCCTTTTGATCGATTGTGGATTCTAATCCATGTAAGTAAGCTATTTTCATCGTTATCTTATTTGTTTGTTATATGTAAATATAAACAAAAAAAGCGACATAAAAAAACTTTATGTCACTTATTTTTAATTTTTTAAATTTTAGGTCTTCCTAATAATATCTTGTCGTGCATTTTACCACCTAACTTTCTAGAATACCATCCTGTTCCGGGTGATCCTTCTTTTATTCCGATCCAATCTACTTTTTTACCTAATACTTTTTCAACTTCATCTTCATTACTAACTACAGGTACATTATATGAATCTAATAATATCTCTGCTATTTTACCTGAAACTTCAATGTAAAATCCTAACTTATTAAGATCCCTACCTCGAGCTGCTATGTATTCTCTCTTTGCTGGTGAACTTCCGTCATGGCCAACTCCTGAATACTTTACACCAAATCTAGTTTTTTTACCAAACATTACCATATCGAAATCTTCATCTCCGTGAATATCTAGTCCTTCCCAATAATTCCAATCTGGATCTGCGAAAACATCTTCCGGAGATTTAATCTTTGCATGTCCTCCAATTGCAGCGTATGCTGTTGAGATCAAGTCAAAGAATTCTCCAGATAATTCTGGATATTTCTTATGATTAAACTGTGTAATTTTACCTCTCTTTGGTTTTATTAATTCACCGCTAGTCGCTTCGTTAATAAACTCTTCGTATAATTTTATGTGTTTCATATCTATTTTTGATTTTGTGATTTAAATCTTGTAGATGGATTAGATTTTAAGTGCTTAGTCTTACGACCTTTGACTCTTTCTCTCCATAATTTAAAACTAGATTCTTTCATGTTAGATCTCATTATCTTTCTAACATCGTTCTCTTTAATACCGAATTGAAATTCAATAGCTTCAAAAGGAGTTCTATCCTCCCATGCCATTTCTATAATTCTATCTAAATCTCTATCGTTAAATTTCATATACTTATATATCTACATAAAAATGGGGTAAGAATAGTAGCGAACCTTTTCTTACCCCGTGCCGTTAACTAAAACGGTCCTAAAATCCAACCGTGTTTCAGGTTGGCTATTTTTAGTTTTTATCCATCACATGCTTGACAATCCGGATCGGTTGCCTGTGCTGCTATATCTCCTCTCAATACTGATTCAGTTCTCATATAGTATAAGGTTTTGATACCTTGATCATACGCTTCTAAATGAACTTGATTAATAAATTTAGGTTCTGCTTCTGTAGGGAAGGCTAAATTTAAACTTACTGATTGATCAACGTATTGCTGCCTTACACCTGCTTGTTTTACAAGTTCTAATTGATTAATCTCTTTAAACGTTTTGAAAACATTTTCCATTGGAATATAATCCTTTTGAACCAGTTGTGTTAATTTATCTAATTGTTTTTTAGTAATTGGCTTTCCTAATCCGCCTGCATGATCAGATTTAGTACCTGTCTGTACGTAATAGTCTCCAATCCAATCTAGTCCTAAAACACTTCCACCATCTCTTAGGATTTGATCCCATGTTGCTTTAGTATTTTTACTAATAGAATCTAATGCTGCTTCTAATGTTGGGTTCTTTCTAATAAATGTTCCTTTAGCAGTTTGTTCTGTGAAAACATTTGCTGCCCATGGTTCAATACCTGGTGAATTGTTTCCACTTAGTTTAGAATTACTAACAGTTGGTGCAATAGCTCTTAAGTGTGTGTTTCTCATTCCTGTTCCAACACACCATAATGGCTCACCGTATTCTGTTGCTAAATCTCTACTTGCTCTCTCACTTTCAACTTTGATTTGAGAGAATATCTTTCTTGTTTCAAATTGACCTGATAAAGAATCAAATGGGATATTCTTATCTTGTAAATAAGTGTGCCATCCTAAAACTCCTAATCCTAATGCTCTGCCTTTTTCTGCAGATCTTACACTGTTTTCAAAACCTCTCATGTATTTTGCTCTATTGATGAATTCCGTAAGAACCCCATCTAAAAATATAGTAGCAGTATAAACTAAATCAGTATCTTTCCACTCTTCATATTTTGCCAAGTTTAAAGAACTTAAACAACATACAAATGAATGTGATTCGTCAGTGTGTAGTGTAATTTCAGAACAAATGTTTGTCATGTAAACTTTAAGACCATTTTGCTTATAAGCTTCTGGATTTGCATTGTTTACATTTCCTTTATACATTATATATGGTTCTCCACTAGATCTACGTTTTCTAATAACTGATGTCCATCTTTTTCTTGCTTCTTTATCTCCAGCTTTCACCTTTTGCATAAATCCATCAGAAACTACAACACATTGGTGTAAATTTAAACATTGTCTGTTTACATCTCCTTTTGGCTCTCTAATTTCTAACCATTCCCAGAAATCATCATGTTCAATATCTATATTAACACTCGATGCTCCTCTTCTAACTGAACCTTGGCTAGTTGCAAGAATAGTTGAATCGAATATTTTAGCAAATGGTAATACACCATCGCTTGTTCCGTTTCCTGTAATTTTAGCACCAGCTGGTCTAATTTGATTAATTCCTACTCCAACACCACCACCGTGTTTTGCAAGTAACATTAATTCTAAATTCTTGTTTCCAATATCATATATAGAATCTGCGACATCAATACCAAAACATGAGATTGGTAATCCTCTCTCTGTTCCTGTATTTGAAAGCACTGGGCTTGCTAGGTTTAACCAACCTTTCCAAATATAGTCGAAAAACTTACTTGCTAATTCTGGTTTATCTAATCTTTTTGCAACTGTAGTTGCTACTCTCCAGTATGCATCTTTAGGTGTTTCATTTGGCAATAAATATCCGTTACTAATTGTCTTAACGTATATTTCTGTATTTGCCCATGTTGGAAAATCAGTTCCTAATTCCCAGCCAAGTTCCGCTCCTTGGTTTTTAATTTCTTTACTCATAGTTTATAATGTTTTAAAATAATTCGTCTTCGTCCCAGTTCTCATCTTCACCAGCCTTAGAATAATCTGTAGGTCTTACTGCAAAGAAATCTGTATGTGTTGTTCCTCCTGTTAAATGATAAAACCAATCTAGTTCACCTGCAGAATCTTCATCGTATTCCATGAATGGTCCTTTAGTATATCCTAGTTCAGCAATCTTTTCGTTTGTTCTTTTTAATATAAATTGTTTTAGATCATTTGCTTTAAGGTTTTCTAAATCACCTTGTTCAAATATCATATCAATGAATTTGTGTTCCATTTCAACCATAAGCTCTGCAGCTCTAAGAACGTCACTCTTAACGTCTTCGTGTAGCTCAGGGTATTCCGTGCACATTTGTCTAAATAACTGACATCCCATTTTAGAATGTAAGGATTCATCCCTAACTGACCACTTCATTTGTTGTCCAATACCCTTTAATGTGTTTCTCATTTGGAAAGAGTATAATACTGCAAACGATGAATATAATGAAACTCCTTCAGCAAATGCTGAAAAGATTGCCAATGATCTTGCAACTTGTTTTCTAGCCTTTGGATTTGTTTCTAAATCCTCATGAGTCCAATCAGCTTCAACTGATGTTAAGTGTTCAAATTTCTCTGCAGTTGCAGGTTCATGTAAGAATGCTGAAAAATCATCAAGTCCTAATGTTTCGTTTAAATATGAATATGCAGTCGCATGTATTGTTTCTTGGGAACCAAATGCCATTGCCATTTGTTTAATTTCCCATTTTGGAAACCATTTAGTAACCATTCCTGTCCAGTAGTCTGAAACAGCACATTCAGTTTGTGCAAATCCTAAAAGGATATTTCCAACTAAGTTCTTTTCTGATGGTGTTAGGTTTTCATTCCAATCTTTAACATCGCCTTGCATTGAAATTTCAGTATGTAACCAAAATGCTTGCATTTGTTTTAACCAACCTTCTGTATAATATTCAGGATATTCAAAAGGTTTATATTCTAATCTCTCTTTAAATAATTTAGAGTTGCTCATCTTTTATATTCTATTTAATTTTCTTTATAGGCTAATAAAGGCCTTGTTTAAAGACCTTATTAATTTGTAGATATTATATATTTCTATTACAAATAAATAGTTCCCGTTACCTTTAAGATATTATGATAATCTTTTCTTTAATTTGTCAGCCTTTGTAAAAAACTCATATGACATTTGCTTGTAATCCTTACGCTGATCATATAGATCTCCTAGAATCTTTTTAAGGATAGAATCTTCTTTCGAATAAACTACACCATTATCACAAACAATAACGTTAGTGTCTTCTCTTCGTTTAGCTACTTCACTTTTATGTACTTGTTCAATAAATGCATCTGGTGAAATATTAAACTGTCTCATTATTGAAGGATATAGTGAAGCAAAATCAAATGCACTTACACCTTCATAAAATCCTAAGATTGGTTCCTTAACATAAGCTCCTACATATTGACCGTCTTTTTCGCCATCTTCCTTTCTTTCAGTTCCAATTCTCATTCCTTGTTCTGCAAGTTTTCTTGCCATAATGGATTCAGTAACTGCCACTGGTGAAGCTGCTTTATATAAAGGCATCTGTGTAATATTTGCTAGAGTTAATAGAACTTCCATTGACTTTAGCTTTTGGTCAATATAATAGACTAAAACTGAATCGACTACGTTGTAGTAGATATATTTAACGAAGTTGTCTCTATATAAATCCTGTAATCCTCCAGTATATTTAATCTTTTTTAAGTTTAATACTTGACCTGAAACATAATCAAGTGAATTAGACTCTTTTACTTTCACACTACGATCATATTTATCATACAACTGCATGTAATCTAAGATTCCAATATGTAAAGGTCTACTGTCCTTTCTATCAACGCTCTTTGTCATACCAACTTCTGATATATCTATCTGTAATCTTTTACATCGATTAACGATATATTGCCAGTCATAGTTAATAAAGTTCCATCCTGTCATCATTGGGAATTTAGGCAAGAACTTCATCAGGAACGTATATACCATATCATATTCCGTATTGAACTTATGGTATTTAAATTCCCAATCCATATCAAGGTCTTTGAAGTACTCGTTAGTATCGTCTTGGATCTTCTTAATACTTTTAGAATCCATATCTTCCAATCCTAATACAATTGCTTTACGTTCTGGCGTGATAATTGAGAATGAAAGAATTCTACTTTTAGCTTCTTCAGCTTTTGGAAATCCATCAACAATTTCAGTTTCAATATCGACAAAATATGTTTTAGGCATATTGTATGCTAAGATTTCTTCTTTATCTCTTGCTGGTAAACCATCAATAAAATAATTAAGAGAGAACTTATTGAATTGGCGGGCGTATCCTAATTTTACTGGACGACCATCCCAATTCTTAAAATCAGTACTTACACCTTTCTCATTTTCACCACATATATACCAGTTTTGGAATTGGGCGATTGGATATTGCTTGTAAGCTACCTTTCCTTCCTTATCATAATAAGATACAATAATGTCTTTTTCTCTTTGTTCGATATCTAATATCATTAATAATTGTTTTTCTGGCGTTGAACATTCTCTTCAGCTTTTGCGAAGTAGTAGTTGTATGCTGTTTTAGCATCTAATCCAATTGAAGCAGCATAATTGATAAAAAAGTGTAGAATATCTACCCATTCCATATACAATTCTTTTTTGTCTCCTTCAGACATATCAGAAATCTTTAATGTATTATATTTTGTGAAGTCTTTTTTCCAGTATTTCCATACCGCGTTTCCACTTCCATCTTTAATACCTCCAAGGGCATCAGTCATTTCATGAATTTCATCTACAACAGCGTGCGTATTAACATGCCAGAAATCCATGATTTCTCTAATTGTCATATCCTCAAAGTTAAAACCATACGTTTTCTCTTGCATGTTTTTTTGATGAGACATGATATCTTCTAAGTGTGTTGTTGATTTATCATAGAAATCTTTAACTTCTAGATCTTTGCATTCATTATCTATATTTGCCATTTGTTTTTATTTTAAATATTATTATTGTCGTTAACATAGTTATCTAGTCCTTGGATATATGCAACCGCATCTAATAGATTATCACGCTTGTGATTATATGATTCTCTAGAGAATTTAAGGGCAACTAACGCTTTATACATATGTTCTCCTGTTACTTCAAATCCTGTCATTCCTTGAAAGATCATTGCAGCTCGATCCATTCCTTCTGAAAAAGGGCCGTAAGCTCTATCTGCTTCTTCGCTTCGGTTATTTACAATATCATTTGCTTCTTCTAATATACTTTTCATTCTTTTCGTGTTTGGTTATTATACTAATAAATATTGGAATGTTTCTAGTTTTTAACTCATTTTAGTTAAAGCTACCCATCCTCTTTTTGCACAAAATTTATGAGGAATTCCGTCTATCAATGTGTATGGCGATCTAACTATCTCCTTTTCATTGTTTTTAACTGCTCTTGCGTGAATTTCAGCAAATTCTTCTTTAGATGGGTTTTCTACGATTTTTGCTTCTTGTTTAAATTCCCAGGGGTGTTTGTGTGAAATAGCCATAGTTTGTTTATTTGTTTTTATTATTTATTAAGTTTTCTAATTCGATTGCAAGATCTTCCATACCTTCGTTGTATGCCCATTGTGTTTCATCCTGTGGTTGAGCATATCTAATATTATCTGCTGCTCGTTCTAATAAGATTTGTAATTCTTTTAATTCCATATAGTGTTTGATTATTTGTTATATGTAAATATAAACAAAAAAAGTGAACCAGGAAAATCCTGACTCACTTATTTTTTAAAGTTATTAACAATTA